TTAGTTATGGGTGGAAAGATTTCAAATGTACATTACTTTTACTGACAAACCACCCATCTCTCTCTTATTCTATCCCATGTCTAAACGCAACACTTTTCTTTTAGAACCATTCTAAACTGCAAAAGCAAATGCACATACATTTTAGAGCAACCATCAGCCACTCCGTGTGCGGGGGAAACTCCTCTGCTGCTAATGCCATGCACTAGTGCCTTAAGTAAACGAGACGAGCGACAGCTTGGCGAGGATCCCGATGAGCATGTATCAGCTACACCGTCCTGCGGGGGGACTCCTCTGCTGCTGGTGGCATGCACTGGTCCATCATCAAACGAGACGAGCGACAGCTGCCTCAAAACGGCGAGACTGCCAGCAGCACCAGGATCCCCAGCAGGATAGTAGTGAACGTAGGAAACATTAGCCAGGTCAAAGCGAGGATCCCGATGAACCACATCATACGGCATCCTTTTCTCCAGCAGCTCCTGCTTCTTCTTTTACCTCAGACTCTGCCCACGTGTTACCGTTGGCAATGCAGCGAGAGCCCGGGCCACCAGTCAGTGCGTAGACCTTCCCTGCTACGGGCTTATCTTTCTTTACCGCATCGTCCGGTGTCCAGCCTCCGGGCGGGGCGTTTTCTTTATTTATTTTTTTTATTAATTTACTAAGCTTCATCGGGATCCTCCTTCTCATTGTTAAAACGAATACAAATAACGATTCCATTCTCATCCGAATGTAATATTTCATTATCGTGCTCAGGGCATTTCTCTACCCATTCCTTTATTTCTTGATCATTAATCATACGCTCTCCTTTGCAGACCTTAGATAAGACCTGATGGGATAAATGTCAAGAACTTTCTTTAAGAAATTTCCACCAGCAGTGCCATCTGCACCCCAGTCCTGCAGTACACGCTGCACTGGGGGGAGCTCTCCTTATAAACGAGAACGAGGAACGGGAGTTATATGAACGAGAACGAGAAAAGGCTTAGCCTGTTGCCTCGAGTACCTACCCAGTTCCTCGACATTTTAACGGTAGAATTGACAACAGGTTCCATGCCCGAGCACATTGCTCGATCAGTATTCTGACCAAATTTATATATAAGATATCATGGGATAAATGTCAAGAGAAAATGACCTGCTGCTGGTTCCAGGCCCACGGTAACTAACAAAGAGGAAAAGAAAACGTGGGCGTGGAACGAGCTTCAGGATCCCAGCTGGCGAAGGACCAGCTCTTTCTCCAGCTGCTCCTGGATCCGTGGCCATTGACCACGAGACGAGAACGAGGCAACGGGCTTCAGTGAACGAGGATCGGTGAAACGGGACACTGGTCTGTAAAGTTTCAAGGAAGAATCCAAGAGGGTCTCTTTCAAGATAAAAACGACACCACCTGCTTTAACATAATTATTAATCCAAACTATTTGCCACTTATTTAGTTTAGGAAAACTGACATCATCTGATTTTAATTCTAACCAAAATATACCATTTTTATGAGCACCATGAACATCAGGTATTCCATTAATTGTGCTAGATTCTATGCGGGTTAAAAAACAATTAGTAAAGGCTTTTTTAGTCTTTTGCCAAAGTAAACTTTCTTGTTTCATTTAGATCAGTTTTTTTATTTTTATGATTACACTGTTTGGAATAATAGTTGTATTTCCTACTTCGTCAATCTCACCCTTATCGTTTTCGGAGTAATCACCAAATATTCTAGTAATACCTTTTGCCTGACTTAATAAATGTCCTTTTGTAACACATACAGGTAACTTTGCTGCCTGGAGGCTGGAGATGCTTTGCCAACTGCTGTCGCTACAAATATCATACCAATCAACAGAAACGAGCGGAAATCTGTCCTTCCAATTTTTTGATTTTTTATTTATTATAATTTTTCTTTTGTTCATTAACTGTAATCCTTACATTACCAAGAGAAGTAAACATCGTAGAATTATGAACACTATTAAATACTTTAATCCATTCAGACCAATTAGCCTTTCGTAATTTCTTTAGCGTGCTCGGGTTCAATATCGATTGTTTTGGCGTTATGGCCATCGATTTTTTTTGATAATTCCGATAACTTGTTTTCAAGTTCCTCACGTGACATTCCCTCCAGACCTGTTACTCTTACCTCTTTTCTATCAACAAAAGCACCTGCTAATTGTCCCGATCTATATTCTGCATTAATTGCAGCAGCATACTGATCTTTTTTTTCTGCCTTATCAGCAAGTCTTTCAAATCTTTTATATCGTCTGAGATTGTCACCCTCATACATTTTTATCTCTTTCTCAAATCTTTTATCAAAATATTTTGCAACATGAGGATTATGTTTTCTTGATAATAATCTTGAAGCTATAACACTATAATCATTTTCATTCTTACAAACATAGCCTGCACGTTTGAGTGCTTCAGCTTGAGTAATACTACCCCAATCTTTTACGTAAATCTCCACAAACATTTTTTGTTTTGGAGTTAGATCTAACTCAGTTCTAAGTTCTTTTTTCTTTAGTGGCATATTTTTCTTTCCAATATTTAGCTCTTTCTAATCTTCTAATTCTAAAATCTTGTGCATCTATGCCTAACCATTTTCTCAACCAACTGAGCATTATACAAACTTACCTTTTTTGTAACCAAATTTTCTGAATCTAGCTTTTTTATATCCTCTGTCAGCAGCAACAGCCATTTCTTTTTTCATTAATTTTCTTTGAGCAGTAGTAAGCGGCGAGACCTGCAAAGTTCTACCTGCTTTGTCTGATGCGAAAGCTTTACCAACTATAACAGGTTTTTTAAATTTTTCTTTTGCTCTTTTATCTTTTTCTATACGAACAATAATTCTACGTCTAAGTCCTGGAGTTGCTTTTATTTCAGCAGAGGTTGTTAATTTAGTCCCTCTGATTTTTCTTTTTACATCAGCTTTTATTAAATTATATGGAATGACAGGGGGTGAATGTCTTGGATTTTTCTTTTTTCTTTCAACGGAAGATTTAAAAGCTTTGAAGCCTTTTCTAAAAGCTTCTTTGGCCATCTTTCTACCTTCTGTAGTTGATAAATATTGAATGGTTTTTTTCATCATAATTTTTTTATTATATAGATTATTTCATCATAATTAAACTACCTAGAATTGTTTTGATAGCGTTTCCGCTAGAGTGGTGTCTCTAGGGACACCACAGGGACACCACAGGGACACCATAAAAATTGATTAAAAGTGTTGGTATATTTGATTAATAGTTGATTAGGGACACCAGGGACACCTAATTGACCCTCAAGGGTATTTTTTTTATTACAGGGGTCTAGATAATCTTTATAATAGATTTTATTTGTCCGTTTTCCGTTATTGTGTTATAAATATAACTGATGGGTTTTTCATACATACCTGTTAATTGTTTGCACCTCGGGGGGTTCGCTTTTTTTAATGCTCTCAGAACTTTACCCCCTCGGGGTGTAAAATTTATAAGACCACCGTGACTACTTCACTTTTACTTTCATAATTTTATCCATGATATTTTTCCTGTCCTGACTATTACTAGCTGCTCTATAATCTTTATATAAATTTCTATATTTTACCCACTCTTTTTGTAATTCAGTAAACGTAATTTTACCATTTTCTAATAATCTTTTATATTTCTCATGAATAATTTCAGGATCAAATCCACTGTTCCAACAGACATATTCAAAAGATTTATTTCTATCTAAAAACCAATCATGTGCATCTTTTTTTAAATAAGATTCTTCTTTAGTTCCCTGAGTAGTGAGTGCATCTTCAAAAGCTTGTAGAACTATGGCCTGAAACAAACGCTGCTCTGGCGAGTGTTTTTTTAATACTGCGGATGCTATCTCAGTGCCCAAAATTTTTAACAAGTTTGGAGAATAACTCACGAAACTGCCTCTGCACCTCTCTTGGAGATTTTACATATGTAGTCCACTTATAATCATCTAAAGCTTCTTCAATAAATTCACTACGATCATGGCCATCTAAGGTTTTACAGAAATCAACTGATGCCTGGATAAATTTACGATCTTTTTCTTCTGACATCCGCATAACCACGAAGTGGGAAAAGATATGGATGTAGAATGACTCCGTGGTTACGCATTTTTGACTACTAGTTTTAAACCTTTAGCTTGTGCAGCTTTCTTTCTACCAGTACGCCAACATCCCTCAACTTTATCAAGGAATGAAAGACTAAAATTTCCTAACCCGAAATCATTTCCACAATACAACTGAAACATTAGACTAGTGATCTCATCATAAGTTTTCTTATTTGGACACACCATTACAAGCTTTTGTAATGCTTGATCTATAGCTTCTGAACCGCTTTTAGCAGCCTTTTTACCCACTAAATCTCCTTTATTAAGTTAATTAAGTGTTTTCGTTGTTCGGTGAAAATAAAGTGTTTTAAGCCCCACTTTTTCATTTAGGCTAGGAATACGATAATTTATGATTATTAAATTTTTTATTAGAATGCAAGTTAAAAGTAGCCCCAGTCTCCCGGGGCTACACCTAGGATTTATTTACCATTGACCAAGGTCTTACCTTGTTTTAGTAAATTCTCTTTCATTATAGAATAGCTTTTATTCTCTTTTTTAGCTATCTTTTTTATTTCATCATCAACTAACTTAGCGATCATAGATCCAGGTCTCCTAAAGCCCTTCTGTCCCATCGCCCTTATTATGTGATATGAATCAATGTCTACCGCACAACTTTTCCATTTGTTGATGTCCATCTTCTTACCTTTCTTTACCATTAATGACTATTTTCGCTTGCACAGAAAAATTAGGATCAACAAGATCTTTTGGCTCAACTTTAAAAGCTGTAGCCAATTGATCTAAAACTTTCATCCCAACTTTATTATTATTCTTTCCAGTAAATGTCCTGTGAACATTACCAGCATCACTTTTCATTAACCTAGCAATGTCTGCATATGATAGTCTATATACATTTTTTAATAGATTAATATTTCTTCTGACAATAGAATAAGAATCAGGCTTACTCATCTTCAGTCTCTAAATAATCTTTTGATTTATAAAAATCAACAAGATTTATTTTTCTTTTAGCATCCTTCAGACCACTATTAAATATTTTTTGAAAAATATTAATATAATCCTCTGTAGATGTACCAGATAAAAACCAAGCTGACTTAGTTTTACAAGCTGTAAAAAATCTATCAAAGTCCCACTTAGGATGTTTATCACTTATTAAATAAGCTGTTACACAAGCTCTTTTTATTCTTCTTTTGGTATCTTCGGTACCTAAGAAATATTTTTTAAGCTTTAACAGCTGTGAACCTATTCGGTCACAATGTGCAATACCACCAGCAGGTATCTTGAATGTGCCTAACTTAAACTCATCAGAATGCCTTCTGTATTTGGTATTTACTTTTTGTAACAAAACAAGTGTTTCAGCAACAGGTATGCCGTACTCGGTCATCTTGGATCTTAAGATCTTGTAATCCATTTTACCTCTAGCACAGTGGTGATTAAGATAATGATCTAATGACCAATTCTTTCTACCAGTGTTTAGTCTTGCAACATCAAGCGGATCATCTGAATTAATAATGATGTAAGGAACAGGTAAACCTAATTCCTTTCTCGCTTGTAGAGTATGTTGACCATCAACAACCTCTCTGTTTTTATTTACACGTATTGGGTCCATAAGATCCTTATCAGCTATTAATTTTTTTAATTGCTGCACGTGTGATTGATCCACAGGTCTATTACCTCGGACTTTTTTGAAAATAGAATAATCTCTAGTTTCAAAAAATTTATTATTTACTGCTCTCGCCATATCTTTCCCTCCTATGTTAAAATTAGATAAGCTAATCCACCAAAAATAAATAATAAAACTTTTGGTGGGATTGTTAATAAAAGAAACAAAATGATCATCTTAATAATCAGGTCGGTCATTTGCTCCTTCCAGTTGGTCTTCAATTAACTTGTTAGCAATTGTTTCATTGATCGGATAAATCGGAACATCAGCAAAACGCATTGGTAACTGTTGAAGTCTTTTCATAGTTGATTGCCACTCATCATCACTAAATTCAAGTGGCATGTGTCCGTTAGCAGATATCAAAGGAACCTGATTAAGTATTTTGTGTACCTTATCAGCCCATTGATTAAATACTTCGGAGTCAGATCTAATTAGAGTTTTCATAATAACCCCAATCAGAAAAAAGTTTAATCATCTTATCAACACCCTCGTAAAATTTACGATTGCCAGAAATATTATCTTTAACAGATATAGTTCTGTACTCTTCGCCATCTACATCAAGAGTGATCTTTTTTGTATTTTCGCTGTAAGAAACCATAAACAACTTTAGTTTTTGTTTTGGTTTTTTATCTTCATCTGGTTTGTGCCAAACAGGGTCAATTGCATCGATAGGATTTATTGTAGCAATCTCCACAGCGGACTCTATGTTTTTTTTATCATTCATGATAACCTCATTGTTAATTATTTTATAAATATCCTTGTAAACATTTTCATGGGATATGCAAGGAAAAAATAATATAGGATAATATAGGTTTTTATGAAATATGTCTTAATTTTGTACCTTTGTTCAATGTTAGATAATGGTTGTTTTGAAAGCACTATTACTCATCATGAATACCCTACATATTACGATTGTGCCTTAGCTGGTTACAAACTTTCTCATAATACATTAATTAATTTAGATCCAGAAAGAATAGAAGAGCAGCAATTAGCTGTAAAATATGAGTGTAGAGGTGTAAAAGTACACATAATTCCACCACAAAAGCCAGATGTCTAATACCTTGATAAATCAACCCATTTTGATGTATAATAGACCATGAAGCTATATCGTATCCAAGCACGATGTAATAATTTATATTTTGATAAGATGCTTGAAGCAGATAACGATGCAGCAGCTCTTGAGGCATTTTCAAATGGTGTAAACTCAGGAGAAATTGTAGGTGCGGATGAAAGTTTTTATGACAAACGTGTCTACATAACATTTGAGGAGGTAGACAGTGATGTCATTACAAAAACTGGTGTCGGAAAAACTTCAGTTGGAGTCCAAGTGGGCAAACCAAGCGTTAGCACAGGGAAGAGTAACCCCTGATATGAAGTGGATCGACATCAAACTTAAAGACCTTAAAGTTAAAATCAACGATCAAAGCGTTGAAGATGCTAAAATTGGTCTATTAGATATAGCAAGTTAAGCTTGCTAATTTTTTTAAATTTTTTTCCTAAGATTCGTTCGCTCTAAATTTTCCGAAAAGCATTCAGTGTCGCATCCAGAATAGAACCCCTGTTGTCAGTGATGCTCTACTATTCAATAAAATAAAAAAGTGAAAAATCTCATATGTTATAATAGTAAATAAAAAAAATAAGGAGAGCAAAAATGTTTGAATGGAAACACCCTAACTATTACAAAGAACTTAAAAAGTTGAGAGAAGAAGCTGAGAAAGAGTTAGAGGAAGAAGAACAAGAAAAAGATAAAGAAGAAGATTAGTGATCTCTTTCATATAAGGTACGCCACTTCTTTCCGTTAAAATAATATCCACTTATCTTTCTCTTTTTCTTTCTCTTATTCTTTCGCTTCACCCCAGCTCCTGCCCAAAGCAATGTCAACTTTACTAGGAACTTTGAGATTGTCGATAGCATTTTCCATTACCTCCTTAACATTTTTTATATCTTTTTCTTCGTTTATAGAAAAGCATAATTCATCATGAATTTGTAATAAAGGTTGATAACCCTCTTTATAACAATTTATCATAGCTTGTTTGGTTTGATCAGCTGCTGATCCTTGAATTAATCTATTTAATGCTTTGTAAGTAAAAGCTCTTCTAATATTATTTCCATATATTGCTTTGGCCTCTTCATACTGCATTGCTTTATTCATTCCAAAAGTAGATGGCTCCCACATATCAAATCTACATTTTCTACCTTTTATTGTTCTAATAAATCCATATTTAGATGCACTATTAGTTACTTCTTCAGCTAATCTTTTTACAAATGGCACCCTATTATTATATTTATTTAATAAATTTTCAGCTAAGTCTTTTGATATACCAAGCTCTCTACCTAATTTAGCTTTACCCATACCATAAAATAATCCTAAATTTATTGTTTTAGCTTGTGTCCTGGATATGCCTGCCATGTCCGCAACAATCTGATGAAAGTCTGCTGCCTCATTTTTGTATGCTTCTATAAACTCATCAGCTCCAGAAAAATTATTATTTACACTTGCAGCATAGTGAGCAACTAATCTTGGCTCTTGTTGTGAGTAATCAAAGCTTCCCCATTGCTTACCATCTTCAGGTAGAAATAAACTTCTAATTTTATCGCCATATTCTTTATTACGTGCAGGTATTTGTTGAAGATTAGGGTTGGAATAACTTAATCTACCAGAGACTGTACCACCTTGATCAGATCTTAGTTGATTTATTTCAGAATGTATTCTACCTTTGTGTACAAATCTTTGAATGGAGTCTATAAATGTTGAATGGAATTTATTTATTTCTCTTGCT